GCTTAAGCTTTAGAAAGTCCATCTTCTCTTGTCTAGCTGATTTCTTCTCTTCCTCGACCTCTTTACGCATCGCCTCAAGTTTCTCAGCCTCGGTCATCTTTTCACGCTCGTATGATTTGAGTTTATTCTCAAGCTCACTGTTGCGCCTATCGAGTCCAGCTTTTTCCTTTGCAAACTTGCTCTCGGTGTCCGCTAGTCGCTTTTCGATGTCTGATTGTGTTTTGACCTGCTCTGTAGCCTGTCCTTCGGTAGCCTTGACCTGCTCTGTAGCCTGTCCCTGCTGTTCTTCCATAGTATCCCTCGCTTTTCAATCTGTCAACAACGGTTAACAACCGTTAAGCCAATTATAGCACACTTGGTTGCAATCTCCAAAGTGTCACTTTTTCCACTCGTTATAGGTGCTGTATGAAGCTATCTCGCTTTTGCCAGTCACAGGGTCTTTACCCCTTCTCAGTGTAGGTGGTGCGTTTTCTATCACATCTATGGTAGTGCATCGGCAATTTATGGACTCGGCAGGGTCGCTGAAATCATTCGGATACCGTGCGCTGTCTCCTCCAATATGCCATAGCCCGTTGGCATCCTCGTATACCCCGTCCAACGCCTGATGACTGTCGCGGGTTCTACTGTCTAGCGTAGCAACCCACATGCGACGAACCTTAACCCCTTCGCTCTTCAAGTCCTCGGTGTTCAAGTACGAGCCAGCATTCATATTGCGGTTGCCCTCGGTACGTATGATTCTAGCTGTGTTGGATACATTGCCGTCAAAAACATCCTTAACACGGTTAACCTGTCTTGAATATGACTCGCCGTTTATCAATCCACTTTTGACCGTCTTAAGAACTCTATTCAATCCAACCGTGTTATTGGCTAGGAGCATCTCGGTTAACGTCTGTCCGCTTGGGGGCATCATCCCCGCAGCTATGTCACGGAGCTTTTTATCAGCGATTGCCTTGAGCCTGGTTGCATCGCCTGTCACTGCAACGTCACGAACCAACGGATTTGGCGGTTGGAACTTTATCTCCTTGCCTATGCTGTCGCTGAAGAATGCGGTGGTGTAGCGATCACGGAGATACGCCTCGTCAAACAATTGATACTGCCCGTTTATGACCTGTTGCTTGCTTTCCCGTGCCAGTTTGATATAGACCGACTTGATGTCCTTTTCCATCTCCTGAAGGCGGTTGTAGAGCGAAAGCGTTTTGTAGTAGTCAGCCTTATCCACGTTGTCCAAATAGCGGTCGTAGTAATTGCGGACGATTGCAAGCACTTCCTCGCGCCGTGCCTTGTAGTCGCCCATGACCGTGCGCTCCAAAGTAGCTATGGCCTTGTCAATAAACTCAGCCCGTGCCTGTTGCATCTGCTCAAATGTCATCGGCTACCTCTGGCTCAATGTCGTCCAACGTTATCTCCGGCTTCTGCGCTTCCATCCGTGCCTGCTCGACTTCCCAATCCAACCCCACCATCTCGCACTTCGTCTGGTCTGAAATATAATCCACCCCTGCAAGCAACGGTAGAAGTGTTTCAACGTCGCTCGGCATCGTTCTGGTATAGGTCACGGTGAACTCTTGCGGTTGCAGGTTGTCACGTATCGCCACGAGGTCGCCAATCAGCTCAAGGCGTTTTTGTGTACCCTCAACGTAAATCTTCTCGATGCGCTTAGAGTACATGTCCATGTCGAACAGTCTAATTTTCAATGCCCGTGCAGAGGTGTCGCCTACTGCCGCGTCTGAATGCCAGTCCACAATGTGCGAGTGACGGTAAATCTCTTTAATCAGCATATCGGTCACATATTTTCTGAACTCAGGTGAAAGCGTTTTCTCCAAGAATTGAGGGGTTAGTTCGTCCTTGGTGATGTCACCCAATGCCTTGAGTTCTGATAGGTCTTCCATCATCTCCTTGCTGACTTTCTTGCCAAGTAGGAGGATTGCATCGGATACCCTGTCGAGTTCGTTGGATGCGCCTGTGATTGCCCAATCGAGAGCTTCGATGTAGCTAATAACCAAGTCGAACGGGGAGCTGTCGCCAATCATCTCCGCACGATACTCAATTACCGGACAATCTTTGGTCAACACTTGTTTTGCGTCAGAAAATACATAGTCTTCTGTTTCGCTTGGGGCTTCATAACGCTCCCACATATCTGCTGTGATGTAATCCGCTAGTTGTCGCTTCCCGTTCTGCCGTACCCATAGGATCGCGTAGAGTTTCGGCTCGATGTCGTCCGTGTAAAAAGGAATTACCGAGAGCGGGTCAAGGGATGCGAATCGTATTTCAGTGCCTGACAGATTCGCTCCGTCGCCTATCGTATACACAAGCTCGTAGCCTTTGTTATACGCCAACGCACAAAGACCGGCCTTCATATCCTTGACTTCGACGTTGTTCTTCTTGAGTATGGCGTGTATGTGTTCGTCGTAAGTCTTATCATCGCAACTGATATTGACATCGCTAAACATGTAGCCAGCCATTGTGTCGACGACTGTGGCGAAGTATGCGCTAGGTACGCACCAGTTCGGGGTCTTGTGCTTGCGCTCACGCTCGGCTACCCGTGCCAGTAGCTTGGGGTTGCTCTGTCGGTAATACTCGCTGTAGAGCTTGAGGTTGCGGTAGACCGTGCCACTTTGGAAATCCTGAATCGCTTTTTTTATCTCGGCACTTGTCATAATCCCACCTCTCAATATTTAACGTAGCTGTACGTACCGCTGTTCTTTTCTGATAGAAATGAAATGCCCCATACAAGCGCATCGAGCCTGTTTGGAGATACTGCATCCAATGGAGTCCATGAGCAGAGTTCATCCTCTAGTTCCTGTAGGTTGCCTACATGGTGAACTAATCCACGCTCGTACAAATCTGCCACCGGTTCAGCACGCATCGCCTTGCCACGCGTAGCGTGTACAGAAGCGTAGGGAATCGAGCGGTCGTAGTTGCGTATGTTCATCTCCACAAGATCGCCACCTTGGTTGGTTTCCGCAATCACCCTGTCTGCTTTATGGAATCGGTACGCATCGACAACAGACTGTCCCCAACCCGTTACATTGCCGTGGTAGGTACAATCGTCGGTGACGTAGTAATGCTCCTTGCCTTCGACTAGCTTCGAGCCTACAACGATAATGCCTGTGTCATCGGATTCCTCGTTGCCTGTCACTGCAGGGTCAACAGCAACAACGACCTTAGTCAAGTCTGACACCCCGTCAACACGCATACGGCTAATCCATTCGCGCTTCCACAACGCGCCCTCGCTGTCATCAGAATACTCTCCAAGGAAAAACCGCCGCCTGCGCTTTTCTCCAAGCGATTCAAGCGTTTCCAGGTATTTATCGTTGAGGTTCTCTTTGTTGTCCACTGGATTCATGCGCAATGCCCCATAGCGTTCGGGGTGCTTTAGGTCAACCATCGACTCAGGGTTTTTCCCTTGATGGAACACAGTATACCCCCAATGCTTCTTGCTTGGAGGGTTGTAGTCTATGAACAGCTTGGGCGGTACGCCCTTTGGTGGGTTAAGCCTTGTCTTTAAGGTTTCGTATGTCTGGTATGATATCTGCGATGCTTCGTTGATATGGATTGTTGCGTATTCTTTGCCGAGAATCTTCTCCACACGTTCCTTGTCGTCCGTGCCGCCTATCCACAATTCACTTTTGCCACTGTGCACGCAAGGAATGGTATAGAACCAATCCGACTTGTTTTCAGTGAGTTTGATATCTGGAAAACAGATGCGCATGACATCGGGGACTGTTCCGTACCACAGCGATTGCTTGGCATGGTTGAAATGTGAACGGACTACTAAGTGCCTGGTGTTCGGGTACTTCATCGCCCGTGCTATCGTGTTTCTTACAATGATGAACGTCTTACCGCTACGAGATCCACCTTCAAGTAAAATCTCATCCTTGTTCCCCATCAACCGAGTAGCTTCGACCTGTTTGACGGTCTTGGTGAAACTCATCGCTTTTCATCGTCCTTGTCCAGATACACAACCTTGATACCACCGGACAGCTCTAGCCGCTCCGTGAACATCGATAGGTACTTGCCCATTAAATCGGAACACTTAACCCGTGCCGACTCGCTGGTATCTGGGCTGTCAATCATCTTCTGCCAGAACTTTATCAAGTTAAGCACGCTTGTCATCGGTCTGCTTAACTATCTCATCAATATGTGGTTGTATGGCATTTTTAATGTCAACATTTGTCAACAACGTATTTGCTATAGACCTTGCGGTATATTCTGAATAGCCAGCATCGATTGCCGCCCTCGTTGCATTAAAGTGGATGAGATAATTCTTTACAAACAGTTTTTGCTTTTGTGTCAATATCTGCTCCTACGGTTAATTGTACCACTGTCTACTTCACTTGTCAAACGTCTATCTTCTGGGTGACTTTTTAACCATCGCTTGAAGGAACATAACGCAGCTCCCGACTGAGTATACCGCCACACCACCAGATGGTTGATAGCCTTGCTCGATATATTTGTTCACTTTGTCTATCAGTTTTTCAATGTTCTCCGATCCTGTTATAAAATATTTCATGCTTTCCCCTTTCGGT